CTTCAGTCCAGCACGTTTCATTGGCATTAATAGATAATGAGTTTTCTTAAATTTGTATAAGTTGGGGAAGGTAGCCCCCGCGCCGCACCCTACGCTACGCTTCGGGGCGCTACGCCCCCCCAAGGGGGGAAACTTAATAGATAGTCCATTTTCGAGGACATTGTGTGACTGCGCCCCTACACATGACGCGAGTGCCGCGTGCGCGCGGCCTTCGGCCTCAACGCGCAACGCTACCGCGTCACGTGTGGGTACTCAAACATGTATACTGATTTATACGTTGTATACTGACGTTGTATACTGATTTATACGTTGTGTGGTCCACATACGTATATATACAAACATCAAGAGTGTATGGATTTGACTTGAGTCCACTATAGTATAGTGTACAGTTAATGTAACCGTACCCCCCTTGATAGAGGGGGACGAGTGGACGGAAAGTGTACGGGGTACAAGCGAGGTGGATAACCAACCTCACTTCTCAACTTCCGAGTAACCACCAACAGTAACCACCAACGATGTCCAACGTCCGCCGCAGCCTCGAGCAAGCTCTCAACGAGGCAGTCCGCCCAGAGGTCGTCCAGCCTGCAGCTCAGAACGAATCCAACGTAGTCATCTTCGAGATGATGATGCACTACAAGCGCAAGTACGAGGACGAGGAGGCGATCAACGCTATCGCTTTCAAAAAGCTCAAGACGCAACAAGACCGCATCGTGACACTGACCGAGTGGGCTGACGAGCTTCTCGCCGACAACCACCAGCTTGGCCAGATGAACGCACAGCTACAAGACGCGAACATCAACGGCAGAACCGAGATGCGTCGTCAGCGTACCGGTACAGACCAGCTAGCAGCCAGTATGGGAGAACTGTTGCAGACGGTCAACATCGTACTCATCACCGAGGACATGGGAGGTATCGACGGTGGAGGAGAATGGCGTGGAGGCGACTTCCTTCGCATGGAAGCGAACGACGCACGACGCAAGGCTTTAGCAGCGATAGATTTAATCAACGGAGTTAGCCCAGAGATAGCTTTCGGCACAAATGCCGATGATCTCCGGGCGATAGAAATGATTGACCTTACGGGGGAAGAAACAGAGGAGGAGGATTAGGATAGTAACTTACACTACCTTCATTACATTACGGTGCTTCATAAACATTAAGATGTAGGGTTTCTTTCAACATTATATTGGTTACGATAACAACCACTTCGTGGTGTTATCTTCACAGATAAAAGGGGGCTCTAAAAATCGATAGGCTCAACTTCCATTTCAATGAAAGGAAGAGGAACTTTGGCTGCTTCAAGCGCAGCACGACGTTGACGAATATAGTCAACACGACGCAATTTCATAGACTGCGTCTCACGAACTTGATCATACGTCGAAATTTCACGACGTCTGGAAGCCTTACGAACCTCCTGGTTGCTCAAACGAATTTGAGTCACCAAAGGATAGGCTTCACTCGGAACATCTACAAAGCAAGACGCATAGGTTGGTTATTAACACCGCCGATACCTCCATAGCCAAGCACTGCGTTCATGGCATAAGAGGCGGCAGCGTCACCAACCCTAGCGCCAACATGCTCGGCGATAGGAGACAATACTTCAAAAACACGCTCACCTGCTGCAGCGGCTCCACGTTGTAAAACTCCAAGACCCGTATTAATATACGTATCTTGTTGAGCTTCAGTGTGAGCAAAATCGGTGTCACCTGCCATGGACGACACGGCAGACATGATACCCGGACTGCTAGGAGCAGCCGGTGTACCAATAATAAACGCATCCTTCTTAGGCAAAGCCTCAGTATGAAGAATATGCTCAACCGACAGTGGACTAATCGATGTACTGGACTGACCATCGATCATCACAATCAACACGCCCCACGACTGTTGCATTTGGAGAGTAGAGTAAGCTGGAGTCGTACTACCGTTGGCGGTAGTGTACTCAGTCCGAGGATCGTCATACCGGAAACCGGTATCATCAATCCACTTATTAATAATAGTAAGTGGAGACTGCGTCAAACTAGCCAATGTCACGCGCTTATAAAACGCGAGACCGGCCATTTGATTCACAGTAGTCGGATACTCATAATTAGTAACCAACGCAGTATTGACACGAGATTCAACACTAATTCCAATGTGGACGAAACCAGTCGCAGACGTTGGCGCTAGACCACTGCTAATACGAATCGCATGAGCAACTGGTCGAATAGCTTCCAACGATGCAACAACATTGGTACGATTACGACGCGGTTGATTGGAGGAACTACCCCAGGCGACAGCAGACGCACTAACGTCAGTACTCGTCCAAACAGCTGAACCATACGAAGGGGCAAAAGCGGCTGCTACAAGAAATCCAGTCGTTGCAGGTGCATTGAATGCTACGATATCGGTATCCACGTTAGCCAATGATGGCATAGTATTGGAATCAGGAATCTTAGCACCAACAGCACGAGGTTCAAACGGATCAAGCTGCGCCAATGCAAATCGAGCAGACGGGGTCAACTCTCGAATACCGCATGGCTTACAACGATGAGTCTTGGTAGAACGACGACGAGTAACCGGACGACGCGTAGCACGACGAACAGATGTTCGACGAGCAGCACGACGGACAGGCTTACGAATATTAGTACGAGAGCGACGGTACACCATATTGAAGTATGGTAAAAACTAGAAAAACTAGAATGAGAGAGAACAACTGAACTGATTAACTGAACTTTGCTCTAAACTTATGTTCAGATACTTACCAAACTTCAAGTTGGCTCAGCTCAATAGCTTCTAGGTAATATAGTGGGCAAGGGCTGCTGAGCAGCCCTCTCCCACAGAACTAGAAGCTACAGCCAAGCCAGTCGCCTTTTTGCCATGAACGTCACAAGCAAATACCGAGCCTGGTGTTTCACTCTCAATAACTACAGTCTGATAGACGAAGACCACATCAAGAACGTGCTCACAACGCTATCGCGTTACGTCATCTATGGAAGGGAGATCGCGCCGACAACGGGTACACCGCATCTACAGGGGTACATTTACTTCCACAACCAACGTCAACACCGAGCCGTCACAAGGATGCTTCCTCGTGCGGTGGTTTCGCCAGCTAAAGGCTCTGCGTCGCAGAACCGAAAGTACTGTACCAAGGACAACGACTTCTTCGAATTCGGAGAAATACCTATGGAGGCAAGCGTGGCTCGCGCAAAGGGTGGAGCAGGGAATGCAGCCAGATTCTCCGCGGCCATCGAATTGGCAGAGAAAGGAAAGATTGACGACATCAAGCGAGACGACCCCCAACTATACCTCATTCATGGACCTCGGCTTGAGTCCCTCTACGCCCCCAAGCATGGGCCAATGGATGGAGACTTGTTGCACGAATGGTGGGTCGGTCCTACCGGAGCAGGGAAGTCTCGGTTGCTTTGGGAACTGTATCCGGATCACTTCCCCAAGAAACTCAACAAGTGGTGGGACGGGTACAGGCACCAGGAAGTGGTGGCCATCGAGGAGTGGGCGCCCAAGAACGAGTGCACGGCTTCGTCTTTAAAAGAGTGGGCCGACCGATACCCTTTCACTGGCGAGATCAAGGGCGGAACACTTCAAAGGCTACGTCCGAAGAAGATCATCGTACTCAGCAACTACACACCGCAGCAATGCTTCTTGGCGAGAGAGGACATGGAGCCAATCCTTCGACGCTTTACAGTAATGTACTTCCCGAAAGAAGAACAGCACGCACGCTTCCGGGCTGATGGAATGAAAGAGCCAGTGGGTATGGAGATCGAGGAAGACCTCGAGGAGGAGCCCCCTGAACAACCCCAATACTTCGACCTCGATGAAGATCTTCCCGATCTGGATCTGGACGGTGACTTCTTTGCGGACATATAGGCCTGGCTTCACTTGTGCTTCAGTCCAGCACGTTTCATTGGCATTAATAGATAATGAGTTTTCTTAAATTTGTATAAGTTGGGGAAGGTAGCCCCCGCGCCGCACCCTACGCTACGCTTCGGGGCGCTACGCCCCCCC